TGCTAAAGTAGTCGTAGATAACACTTCGATATTTAATCTTACGCTCGCGGGGTCAACATGGTTCTCTACTGCTTCTAGTGCTGTGTACGGTTCAGCTAAACCGTTTCCCGGAGGCAACTACACTGCGGTTGTGCAGGCCAGTTGTGTCGCTAAGTAAGTTACTCATAATAGGTATGTTAGCTGCTTCTAGTGCGTTCGCGCACGAAATGACGCCTGCTTATCCAGAAGTAAAGATGTCCCACGTCAAAAACGTAGTTAAAGTAGAAATGTCTTTGTTTAACTCTAGGGAAGAAATAAATTACTATCAGGTCGATTTATTTGATTTAAACTGGATGCCTATACCTTTTTCTACGCCGTATAGAATTATGAAGGTTGATTATAAAGAATATAAAGCTTTTGATGTCTACATAAGGAAGAGAGATTTACCCGAAGCAGTCTTTCTATGTACAACCTCAAAGGTCAGGAAAACTAATATATCCAGGACACTTGTTTCTTCTACAATATGCTCAAGGCTAGACGGAGAACCTGCATGAGATTAGCGTTAGCTTTTTGTGTTTTATCAAGTTCTGTTGTGGCCGACAACAGCTCTCTTTCGCTTGCTTTGCCAAGCCCGCCAATGAACTACCAATCGGATTCGTTTTCAACGGGTAGTACACGGTGCAGTAACGCTGTCGGTGGAGGCGTAAACTTAGAGTATGGCGTAACAGGTGTGCTATCAGGTTTAGATACTAGCAGTCGTGGCAAAGACATAGGTGTATACGCAAGGATAGTTATTCCATTAGACAAGCCCAAGGCTCGTATTAACTGTGACGACCTTTATCAAATAGAGCTAGCGCAACGTAGGTTAGAGATACAAAAACTACGCGATGAGCTAGAAGCACTAAAGAACCTACAGAACGCCGGTGGAGAGATGGAGTTTGAAAACTAATGGATACTACCAAGATAGCAAATAACATTGATGGACTTGCAGATCGTGAGTTTAAGACTGGTGGCATGAAGATGTCGTTTGGTTCAATCATGGCTATACTGGCGTTTTTGTCTACGGTCGTAGGTGGCTTGTACGGTGGTTTCGTCATGTACCAAAAGATCGAGGAAGTTGCAGGACTTGACTTAGGGGAATACCAACAAGCAATGGATGTGATGGATGCGAAGGTAACGGGCATATCTGAAAAGGTTGAAGAGTCTGTAGAATACAGCCGGGACATCAAAAATGGATTACGTTCTGACATTCTTAGCATTGAAAAGCAAACGGATCGTGTAGAAGATATGGTACGTGAATCAGAGGACAAGGTTCGTACTATGATAGATAACGCAGAAGTTCGCTTTGAAAATCAACGTGAACGTGTTAGGGTTTCACAAAGTGGCGCTATGAAAGAGCTCGAGGAAAAACTAATGGATAAGATCCAGAGGGCTTTAGACAACCCTCTCGCAGACTAGGAGAAGCACATGACAGAGTTTGAAAAAGCAGATGTAGATGGTAATGGATCAATAGATCAATCCGAGTGGGATAGACTGGCCTTAGAAGATAGAAGGCTGAAGATGGCAGATGACGATGCTCAAAGAGATGCACAACGCAAGATGGCATGGTTTGCATTATTCGGCATGTTGCTGTACCCTTTCGCAATAATTATTTGTAATGTGGCTAATCTTGATGAGGCCATGAAGTCGCTAGCTTCTATTGCTGGTGTGTATTTTGTTTCTGTTGCGGCTATTGTTGCTGCCTTCTACGGCAAGGAAGCCTACACAAAAGGAAAGGAAAATAACTAATGATGGGACTAGGATTACTAGGTAAGGTCGCTGACTTAGCCGGTACAATGATCGAGGGCAAGACTGCGGTTAAGCAGGCTGAAGCTCAAACAAAAATGAAGATTGCCACTGGAGAACTTGATTGGGACCTGGCCGCAATGAAAGCCACAGAGAATAGTTGGAAAGACGAATGGATCACACTTTTGTTCAGTATTCCCCTTATTTTGGCGTTCTGTGGGGACTGGGGTAATCAAATAGTACAAGCAGGATTCGCTGCATTAGCGGATATGCCTGGTTGGTATCAGTATTCTCTAGGTGGAATAGTGTCTGCGAGTATTGGTATGCGTGGTGTTAGTAAGTATTTTGGGAATAAAAAATGAAAGAGAACTTCAATAAGTGTTTAGATATGCTACTTGCCCACGAAGGAGGATTTGTAAATCATCCCGAGGATCCAGGGGGTATGACTAATCTCGGTGTCACCAAACGTGTGTACGATGAATGGATTGGACGAGAGTCTACTGAACAGGAAATGCGCGACTTAACGCCCGAAGATGTAGCTCCGATATACAAGAAGAACTACTGGGATCGAGTAAAAGGAGATTCACTTCCTTCTGGTTTAGACTGGGCCTGTCTGGACTGGGCCGTGAATTCCGGATCGGGTAGACCTGCAAAAGCTGTGCAACGCGCAGTTGGGGCTACGCAAGACGGAGCCATAGGACCAAAGACGCTAGGTCTTATTATGGAGAAAGATCCCGCTGAAATAATAAATTATGTTTACGGCGTCCGTCAGGACTTCTATAAGAGCTTAAAGACGTTTGAAACGTTTGGGCGTGGATGGACAAGACGTAACAAAGAAACATTACACCAAGCCTTAGAAATGATATAGGAGAGTAAAATGCCCGTACCAAAGAAATCACCAAAGCCTAAGTTACGTCCTAAGTACTTAGGGTTAGATCAAGAGTCTATTGATGAAATAGAAAACATGGACGCTGAAGACAAGATGATCATTATCGATGATGATACGGGTGAAACTCAAAAGTTCAGCTATGGTGGCGATGTTCGTTTCAATGCTAACCGTGGGAAAACATACTGATGCCTACGATCATGATCAGCATCATGCCGGATGGTATTCCGGTAGATAAGATGGACGGGGACAATGATGGTCCTAGCTGCCCATCGGCTACTCAAGATGGCGAGATCAACGATGAGAACCGTATGTCCGCAGAGGAACAAGCATCTTATCGTGATCCATCGGCAGACGGGGGCTTTAAATTAACAGAAGTTTGCGGCAATTGTGGCGCATACAATCAGACAGAAGACATGCTAGCTTGCATTGGAGATGACTCTGGTGACCTAGGATACTGTCAAATATATAAGTTTATGTGTCAATCAAGCAACACTTGTGACGATTGGGTGAAGGGCGGTCCGATAAAATCGGTTGCAGAGAACTCAGAAAGAGATATTCTTTAATGGATGTTGTTGATTTTGCAAAACATATGTATAAGGTACTACAAGAGCGCGAACAAGATATTGCAAGTGCTCTTGCTAGTGATGCTTGCAAAGACTGGGAGCATTACAAACTCATGGTAGGTGAGGTACGGGGCCTTACTTACGCTCGTGAGGAATTCAAAGCCCTGCTGGAAAGAACCGTAGACGATGACGAAGACTTTATTAGTACCTGACCACGTCGCGCAGAAAATGAACAAGGAACGGGAGGAGGCTAAAGCCGACTCATCCGCTGTGAATAGCGCATACGTTAGTGCAACCGAGAAGGTATTAGACCCTTCTCTATTAGATAAACCCCTTTTGGAAAGATTACCGCAGCCTACTGGATGGCGTGTATTAGTGATGCCTTATCAAGGTGCCGTTAAAACACAGGGTGGTCTACATATTCCGGACGAAATTAGAGCTCGTGAGGCCGTAGCTACGGTTGTTGCGTATGTTCTAAAGGTCGGACCATTAGCATACAAAGACCCAAATAAATTTGGCAAAGGCTCAGATGCCTGGTGCAAAGAAGGTCAATGGGTATGTATTGGACGATATTCTGGATCACGATTTAAGATTGACGGTGGAGAAGTTCGTATCATTAATGATGACGAAGTGATTGCTACAATTCTTGAACCTGATGATATTAAACAAGTTTAGGGGAGTGCCATGAACGAAGAAGCACAAGAAATTATCGAAGAAGAAGAAGGCGTTGAGATTGAACTAGACGCTGAACCTTCTGAGGAAAAAGAGGAAGAGACGAAAGTCGAAGCTTCTAAAGAAGAACCGGCTGAAGAAAAGCCTGATGAACTGGAGAGTTATAGTAACAACGTTCAGAAGCGAATCAAGAAACTTACCGAGAAATATCGGAAAGAAGAAAGAGATCGTGAAGAAGCTGTTCGCATGGCTCAACAATTATTGAGTGAAAACAATAAGTTAAAGTCTCAAGTTAAGAACTTAGACAAAGGCTACGTTAACTCAGAAGAGTCACGCTTAGAAGCTCACACGGATGCGGTCAAACGTAAATACCGTGAAGCTTATGAGGCAGGAGATTCGGATGCGATGTTTGAAGCACAAGAACAACTGTCTAAGATGGCTGTTCAGCAAGACCGTGTTCGTACAGCGAAACAACGATTGGAGCGAGAGGTTGAAGAACCAGAACAGACGGCCGCTCCTATCACACCAACAGCCCCACCTGCGGCTAAACCAGATGCACGAGCCGAAGATTGGGCGAGTAAAAATGAATGGTTTGGTTCAGATGAGGTCATGACTTATGCCGCGTTTGGTTTACATAAACGACTTGTAGAGGAAGAAGGGTTTGACCCGGCGACCGAAGAGTACTACAATGAAGTAGACAAGCGTATTCGGGTAGAATTTCCACAGAAGTTTCCGAAGGCTAAGAAATCGGGCGGAGCACAGGTCGCACCTGCTGGCGCTTCAGCTACCCGCAACACTGCAAAACAGGCGCGTAGGTCGGTGAAACTCTCACCCTCCCAAATTGCGATGGCGAAGCGACTAAACGTTCCGCTTGAAGAATATGCAAAGTTTGTGAAGGAGTAAGACAAATGACTGACAGAAAACCACGCGAAAGCGTAACACGCGAAAAAGAAACGCGCCGTAAACCATGGGCACCGCCCAGTCGCCTTGCTGCACCAGAAGCCCCTGCGGGTTTTGTGCATCGTTGGATTCGAACCGCAATGCGCGGTGAAGACGATAAGATGAACGTCAACACTAAGCTACGCGAAGGATGGGAACCCGTTCGTAAGGACGAGTATCCAGACTATGAAGCTCCCACTATCGACGAAGGTCGGTTTGAGGGCATCATCGGACAAGGTGGATTGATGCTGTGTCGCATACCTGTAGAAACCGCCCAAGAACGATCCGAGTATTACGGGAACCGGACCCGCGAACAAATGGTAGCAGTTGATCAGGATTTAATGAAGGACCAACATCCTTCAATGCCGATAACTAATAATCGGCAGAGTCGTGTATCCTTCGGAGGCTCACGAAGAGACTCCGAGTAACTTTTATTGAGGTGCTATTATGGCAAATTCTAACGGATCCTTTGGGCTACGACCCATTGGGAAAATTGGCCAACAAGCCAATTCTACCGGGGCAACGGAATATCGCATAGCTCCAGGTAACACAAACAAACTATACCAAGGTCAGCCGGTAATACCGACTGCGGCTGGTGTAATTGACGATCTACAAGCTGCGGCTGGTGGTACTGTCTCTATTGTTGGTGTGTTCTGGGGATGTGAATACGTTTCTTCTACAACAGGCGCAACTATCTGGTCTAACACATGGCCAGGTTCTGGTGCTGATACCAACTACCCTGTCAAGGCTTTCGTCTATGACGATCCTATGCAGACGTTCACAATCGCTACATCTAACGTAGTGGCTGCGGCAAACACTGAAGCGGAAGTACGCGCAGCAGTATTTGCTAACATCGCGTTTGCAGGTGGCAATAGCGGTAGTGATACTACAGGTATCTCTTCAGCAACTGCTGACCTAAACACAATCGCTACCACGGCGGCGTTATCTATGCGTATTATGGGCGTCCAAGACGATCCAGAAAATGCTGATTTCACTGTAGCTGGTATTCCATTAATTGTTCGCTTAAACAACCATTTCAATGCTCCAAACGGAAGTATTGTACAGGGTACTGTTTCTGTGACTGGCGTATAAGGGGGCTAACAGATGGCTATATCACGCGCACAACTAGCGAAAGAGCTAGAACCCGGTCTCAACGCCTTGTTTGGCATGGAGTACAATCGGTACGAAAACCAACATTCAGAAATCTTCACTACTGAATCTTCAGACCGTGCGTTTGAAGAAGAAGTAATGTTGGCTGGATTTGGTGCGGCACCTACTAAGTCAGAAGGTTCTGCAATTAACTTCGACGACGCTAACGAAGCATTCACTGCTCGTTACAACCACGAAACTGTTGCACTTGCATTCTCAATCACTGAGGAAGCAATTGAGGACAACTTGTACGACCGTTTAGGCAGTCGTTACACACGCGCCCTCGCAAGATCAATGGCTCACTCTAAGCAGGTTAAAGCTGCCGCTGTATTGAACAATGCGTTCACAGGTGGTGCTTCTGCTGGTGGTGACGGTGTTGCTCTTTGTGCAACTAACCACCCGTTAACAAACGGTGGAACACTAGCTAACACTCCTGCTGTAGCTGCTGATTTGAACGAAACTTCTTTAGAAGACGCTCTAATCAACATCGCAGGGTTTGTTGACGAACGTGGTCTAAAGGTTGCTTTACGTGGAACTAAGTTAATGATCCCACGTCAATTGCAATTCGTTGCAGAACGTTTGATGGTATCTAACCTACGTGTAGGTACTGCCGACAATGACACAAACGCTCTACGTTCAATGGGGATGTTACCAGAAGGTTATGCAGTCAACGACTTCCTAACTGACCCTGATGCATTCTTCATCAAAACAGACGCGCCTCGCGGCTTTGTTCACTTTGAAAGAACTCCGCTATCCACTAACATGGAAGCAGACTTTGACACAGGTAACATGCGCTTTAAGGCTCGTGAGCGTTACAGCTTTGGATTCTCAGATCCACGTTGTGTATTTGGTTCACCAGGTGCATAAGCTGTAAATTACAGTTTTTGTGAGGGGCTGCTTCGGTAGCCCCTTTCTTTTTGGTTTAATGTGTTGTATTGTTTTTGTAATGGGCATCATATTAGCTTTGTAGACAGGTATCCGCCCGCCTGACGTTGCATAGACTACAAGGCAAATCCTTATGCAAAGGGTACTAAAATGGCATCGACTACATTTTCAGGTCCAGTGACTTCAACTGCTGGCTTTATTGGCGACATCGTCGTCCCAACTTACACCGTAGCAAACGCACCTTCAGCATCAGCCGCTGGCGCAGGTACTGTTGTATTTGTTTCAAACGGCGCAGCAGGTTCTGCAATATTGGCTTTCTCTGACGGAACAAACTGGAAGCGTTCTGACACTGGTGGCACAATAGCGGCATCATAAGGGGTGAGTCATGAGTAGATTCGCACCCCCAACCGAAGAAGAACTAGCGGCTCGAGGAATTGGAACCGCTAAAGTTCGCGCACGAAATGAGAACGGTACGCTCAAAGCGGATGATCCTTCTACACCTAATGTCAATGAGGCATGGGAAGAGAAGCCTGCAAAGAAACGTGGACGTCCTCCGAAAAAAAAGGATTAACATATGTCAGGTCCAGTAACCGCATATAATTGGGTTCAAGGCACAACCGCCGCAATTGTCGGTCCAAGTCGTTCCCGTTTGCGTCAGATAGTTATTTTTGCCGCTGCCGCTGGGGAGTTTACTCTCAAGGACGGAAGCGCAAGCGGAGACGTTTTGTTGACACAGAAGTTCCCTACGGGGCATCATGTAATGAATATCCCTGATAATGGGATTATATTTAAAGATGGTGTTTTTGTAGCGGCATTTACCGGTTCGACTAACCAACTAACAATCTTCTTGTCTTAGGGGAGTAGTATGGCTGGTAATGAGGTAACATCGTTTTACTCTCAAACCTCGGCAGCGTTGGTTTCTCGACGCTGTCGTCTGCAAGCTCTTGTTTTAACATATGAATCTGGAGCTACAGGTCACGTTGTACTTTATGATAACGAGTCCGAAGCTTCTGGGAAAGTATTGCTTAGAGTTGATGAGACATCTCAAGGGATGGATGAGGTGTATATCCCTGGAGACGGCATCTTAGCTAAAAAAGGTGTTTATGCGTCTATACCAGATAACACAACAATTTCAGTATTTGTGGAGTAAACATGGCAAAGATTGATAAATCCAAGATGAAATGCAACAAGCCTAGGCGTCAGGTTTCTGGGGGTAAGAAGTTTGTTGTAAAGGCTTGCGATAAAGGCAAGGAGAAGGTTATCAGGTTTGGTGACGCCAATATGAAGATTAAAAAATCTAACCCCAAGCGTCGTAAGTCATTCCGTGCAAGACACGGATGTGACACGAAAAGACTAGATAAACTAACGGCCAGGTATTGGTCGTGTAAGATGTGGTGATGCGTATGGATCAAAAAGTTATTGGAAGTGTCGTGGTAGCGGCAATAATTGGATCTATTGGTTTCGTATCAAAAGAGTGGACAAGTTGGACGTCTAGCACGTTGATTGACTTGAACACTAGAACTGCTGTGATGGAAGCAGAAATCCGTAACACTAATGCTATGGTGTCTTTGAACAATGATATGTTGAAGTACCTGGTGAGCAATTCACGAAAGGCCAATTTAAATGATAAGCCGTGGTCAGATGTCGTTTCAAATCTCACGATCGCCGGAGAGGAGGGCTAATGTCAAAAAAAACAAAGACAAAAAAAGACGCTTGTTATCGCAAAGTCAAAGCCCGATACAAGGTATGGCCAAGCGCCTACGCAAGCGGAGCACTCTCGAAGTGTCGCAAGGTAGGGGCGGCCAACTGGGGAAACTCTACTAAGAAAGCGGCAACAGGTGGACTAATGACTTCAGTGGATAATCCTAAACGCCCTGCAAGGAACAGATACCGTGGTGGAGGCATCATAGCTTCTGGTTGTGGTTGCGTTGAAGAAACAAGACGTAAGAGTACGAGGACTTATTGATGGCAAAAGAAAATTCTTTACGCAAATGGTTTTCTCAAAACGACGGAAAGGGTTGGGTTGACTGTAAGACAGGCAAACCTTGTGGCCGTCAAAAGGGAGAGAAGCGTAAGGGGTATCCTGCATGTAGGCCGACGATGGCTCAGTGTACATCTGCTGCTAAGAAGAAGAAGTCTTCTAAACGAATTAAATGGAAAGCTAGCCGTGGTGGTCTAGCAAGAGTATTTTGATAACCGAAAGGATTATGCTATGAAAGATTTAAGTGGCGACGGTAAAATCACTAAGAAAGACGTTCTTATTGGCCGCGGTGTAATAAAAAAGAAAAATGGCGGCATGGTCAAGAAGGGCTACATGAGCGGCGGTAAAGTTAAAAAAGGCTATATGGGCGGAGGCTGTGTAATGGCAGGCCGCGGTGGCAAATATAAAGGAGCGATGTAATGCCTAAAGGTGGATCTACACGAGCGAAAGCTGACGTTAAAAACATTGATAAAGAAGTGGCCTCACTACAGTCTAGCCGTTTTTTAAATAAAGAAGATCCTTTATTGCCGACCGCGGGAGGAAAATACATTAGAAAAAAAATGGATTCTCTAAGTCTAAAAGGAGAAAACCTTGCTCGTAAGGTTCAAGGCAAAGAGACTCGTGCTGAACTTTTAGCTCGACGAAAGAAAGCTCAGTCAGCCTCTGAAACATCAGATGATCTTAAAAAAAACGTAAAGATAAAAAAGGCTTTTAAAAAAGCAATAGATAAGTCTAAAGAAATTGATAGAGAAAACGCAAGTTTTGGCGGCAAAAGATTTATGAACGGCGGCTGTGTAATGGCAGGACGTGGCGTAAAAAACACAAAGATGGGTTAATTAAATGGCAACATCAGGAACCAGAGACTTCAATCTCGATATCGCAGAGATAATCGAGGAAGCATACGAGAGGTGTGGACTAGAAGTTCGCACTGGCTACGATGCCAAAACAGCACGTCGTTCTCTGAACTTGATGTTTGCTGAATGGGCTAACCGTGGTTTAAACCTGTGGACAGTGAAATCTAACACAATAACGCTAACTCAAGGGCAGGCAACAGAATCTTTAAACAGTGATGTCGTTGATTTGTTAGACGTAGTATTACGACGTAACGGCACAGACTATGAAGTCGAACGTATCAGTCGTGGTGATTACGTTACGCTGCCGAATAAAACAACGCAGGGTAGACCTAGTCAGTATTGGTTGAACAGACAGATTACACCTGTAATTAATATATGGGCGGTGCCAGAGAACTCTACCGATCAATTGATCTACTATTACGTGCGTAGAATTGAAGACGCGGGCGCTTTGATTAATGATTCGGACTTACCGTTTAGGTTCTTCCCTTGTATGGCCGCAGGATTAGCGTACTATATTGCTATGAAACGTGCGCCAGAGCGTATTCAGATCCTAAAGTCTGTATATGAGGAAGAGTTCCAACGCGCTGCGGATGAAGATGAAGACAGAGTATCGTTGAAACTGCAACCAGGTAGTGGTTATTTGAGGGTTTAATGGCATACGCTAGTGGTAAAAAAGCATGGGGAATATCAGATCGGTCAGGCCGTCGATACCGCTTGCATGAGATGAAGGTGGAATGGACGGGAGCTAAAGTGGGGCCTGACGAATATGATCCAAAGCAACCTCAACTCAACCCACCAAAAGTAGGACCAGACCCCCAGGCTCTTAGAGATCCTCGTCCTGAGTCTGATTTGGAAGCACAAAGAAACATACAATGGGGCTGGAGCCCTGTTGGATTTAACGGTGATGAAGCCCTAACGCCCAACGCTCTTCGTGGTAACGGAGATGTAGGCACTGTAACGGTGATTATAACATGAGTTTTACATACGATCAGCTAAAGCAAGCTATTCAAGACTATACTGAAAACTCCGAAACGAGTTTCGTAACAAACCTTCCTTTGTTTATACGAGCGGCAGAAGAGCGTATACTAAAAAACGTACAGCTAGATTTGTTCCGTCGTAATCAAACGGCTGCACTTACACAAGCAAACCCATATCTAAATTGCCCAAGTGACTTCTTGGCACCGTTTTCCTTGAGCTATACATTGAATAACGAAAAAACATTTGTAGAGTTTAAGGACGTATCTTTTGTACAGACGTATTCCCCGAACGCTACAACCCAGGGATTACCTAAGTATTACGCACAGTTTGACGTGGATAACTTCATTGTCGGTCCGACACCCAACGCAAACCTTGATGTTGAGCTACACTACCTGTATCGTCCAACTAGCATAACAGCGGGCGCAGGCGGAGGAACTACTTGGATTAGTACCAACGGTGAGCTAGCATTGTTATACGGTTCGCTTGTAGAAGCGTACATATTTATGAAGGGTGAGGCTGACGTCATGCAACAGTACAATCAACGCTTTGGAGAAGCTATGATTGGTCTGAAGATGTTAGGTGAAGCTAAAGAAACCACTCAAGAATACAGAGTTGGTAAAGTTATAAGGCCGAAAACGTAATGTTTAAACTAGATTTCAATATGCCGGATCAACCGATGGTGTCTGTACAGACTACCGAGAACCGTGGGTTTTCACCGGAAGAAGTAGCGGAGCGTTGTGTGTCTAAACTAATCAGCGTTTCAGATGGTGCACATCCTGCTATCAGAGATCAGGCACTGGCCTACAAAGAGCACATGGAAAAGGTTGTTTCATTTTATATGAGAGAAGCTATTCGCAGCGACCGTACAACTGTGTATAATGCCCTAAAAGATTCGGGAAACCCCGAACTAGCTGACGCGATAAGGAGACTATAATATGGCGATAACTCAAGCAATGTGTACGTCCTTCAAGCAGGAACTCCTGCAAGGCCAACACAATTTTACCAATGGTGGTAGTACTTTTAAATTAGCTCTGTTTACAAGCAGTGCAAGTTTAGGCGCTACAACAACAGCCTATTCAACCTCGAACGAAGCTTCGGGTTCTGGATATACTGCGGGCGGAGCGGCGTTGACAAACGTTACACCGACAACAAGCGGAACAACAGCATTCTGTGACTTCAACGATCTGACATTTAGCTCTGCATCCATCACTGCTAACGGTGCGATGATCTACAACACCACAACTGCTGGTGGATCGAACACTACGGACTCTTGTATTATCCTAGCATTTGGTGCGGACAAGACGGCGACTAACGGTGATTTTACTATTCAGTTCCCAACAGCGGATGCTTCAAACGCGATCATTCGCATCGCGTAAGGAGTAGCCTCCGATGGTAGACATCACAGGCTGGGGCAGAGGTACATGGTCTGAAGGACCCTGGGATTCCCCTATTCCTGTGACAGTCACGGGGGTAGCCGGAACTGGTGCCGTTGGCTCAGTTGGCATCGTTGCGGAAGCTAATATCCCAGTAACGGGGAACGTCGCCACAGGTGGTGTCGGATCAGTTACAGTATCTGCGGATGCGAATGTAGGGGTAACAGGCTTACAAGCGGCGGGAAGCGTCGGTACAGTTAGCGTCACTGCTGATGCTGTTGTCCTACCATCAGGTCTTGCCGCCACAGGCGGCGTCGGATCGGTGGTTGTTATTGCCGAGGCACTTGTTCTACCTACAGGGGTAGAAGGTACAGGTGCATTAGGAACTGTAGTAGTCGCCGCAAACGCGGATGTTGATGTTACAGGTTCCGTCGGAACTGGAGAAACAGGGACTGTAGTAGTCGCTGCTGAAGCAAATGTCCCTGTATCGGGACTGGTAGGAACGAGCGGAGTTGGATCTGTAGAGGTCTTAGCGGATAGTGTCGTTGAAATACCTACTGGTGTAGCAGGAACAGGAGCAGTTGGATCGGTTGTAGTAGCCGCAGATTCCATTGTTTTACCCACTGGAGTAGCAGGAACAGGCGAGATTGGCGACGTAGAAGTCGGTATTCGTGTAGATGTTCCAGTTACAGGGTTGGAAAGTACGGGAAATGTTGGTACTGTAACCGTAGTCGCGGAAGCAAATGTCTCAATTACAGGCGTTTCTGCAACTGGTGGTACCGGAACTGTGTTTGTTTGGAGCCAAATAGACCCGAACCAGACACCAGGATGGAATGGAATAACACCGTCGCAAACACCCGGTTGGGACGAAATCACACCGTCGCAGTCCCCTGGTTGGACAGAAGTAGCGGCATAGGAGAAACAGATGGCGAGTACATACACTAGCGCAAACGGCATTGAGTTGATCGCCACAGGTGAACAATCGGGTGCATGGGGCGACACAACAAACGTTAACCTTCAGATTATCGACAGGATCCTTACTGGGGTTGGAACGATTACTTTGTCTGGTACGACGCACACTCTTACAACTACAGATGGTACATTATCAGATGGTATGTATAAGGTCCTGGTTCTAGGCGGATCCCCTTCTGGTACGAACACCATACAGATTGCACCAAACAATGCACAAAAGACATATATGGTGTATAACAACTCTGGCCAATCGGCTGTGTTTTCACAGGGATCAGGAGCCAATGTCACTGTAGCCAACGGAGACACAAAACTAATTTACACAGATGGTGCGGGTTCCGGAGCCGCAGTATTTGATTTCACTGCTAATTTAGCAATGTCGTCAGTAAACATTACAGGCGGCGTAATTTCTGGTATAACAGACTTAGCAGTTGCAGATGGAGGCACTGGTGCTTCTACCGTTGCGGCCGCACAAACAAATTTAGAAGTAGACCCTGCTGGTACAGCGGTGGCCCTAGCGATCGCACTTGGATAGGATAGACAATGGCAAATACGTTTAAAAATAAACTTTCAAGAACTATAGGCACTTCGCTTACCTCGGTAGGCAGTTACACGGTTCCTTCATCAACAGCTACAACGGTTATCGGATTGACGGTATCGAACGTTACGGCCTCCCAGGTTTTGATTACAGCGGTGGTAAACGACGGATCAAACGACACACATTTAATTAAAGATGCCCCAGTTCCAAGTGGCGGTTCTATAGTTATTGTTGGCGGAGATCAAAAAGTAGTGTTAGAAACGGCAGATAGTGTTAAGGTAAAGTCGAACACTGCAAGTTCTGTTGACGTAGTAATGAGTATACTGGAGATCACCTAATGGCAACACTTGGTAATGTACCTGCGGAAGCATATACGAACACTGTAAAAGACAGTTTTAGTGGCAACGGTTCCACGACTGCTTTCACAATGTCATTGCCGACCGTAACGAACGACGTCAGGGTCGTAGTAGAGAACGTCATACAAGACCCGACGGTCGCGTACTCTGTATCGGGAACCACGCTAACATTTACGTCAGCCCCTCCATCAGGGACGAATAACATTTACGTTGTTCATTTAGGACCGGCGGTCATGACGACTGTACCACCGGCTGAGATAGCGGATGCCACGACGTTTGCTTCGAGCCTCACGGTTCAAGGTGCGTTCACCTCTAAAGGGATTGACGATAACGCAGACGCAGTGGCACTCACGATTGATAGCTCAGAAAATGTGTTAATCGGCAAGACTACTACATCGTTTGGTACACAAGGTGTAGCACTGCGGAATAACCGCATTCAGTCTACCAACGATGGTGGCAGTCCATTAGAACTAAATCGCCTTACTTCTGATGGTGACATTGCATTGTTCCAAAAAGACGGCACAACTGTAGGTACTATTGGGACAAACGGATCAACTTTATATATTGGGTCTACAGAAGGTGCTGATGCATACATTGGATTTGGAAACCAGATTATCCGTCCTGTAACATCAAGTGGTGCATCTCGAGATAATGCTATTGACCTTGGGTATAATGGTATGCGTTTTCGTGACCTCTACCTATCAGACGGAATTTACCTCGGCGGTGTAGGGTCGGCCAATAAGTTGGAGGATTATGAAGAGGGGACTCACTCAGCTACATTTGCTATGAATGGTAGTG